CCTTAGTTCAATATGAATGGTCAACACTATACACGCGATTCACAAATGTAAGTGGAGCAGATTCTACTGTACCTGAGATGTCTGAAAAGATTGATTTACTAAATTATAGAGACTTCGTAAGAGAAACTACTAACAGGATAGAGGGCGTTACGGGTGGTAAAATAGTTTTTAAGGGTTTAAAAGCTGGCTCAGGAACTCAAAGCGCAAACCTAAAGTCTTTAAAAGACTTCAACTGTTGGGTAAATGATGAAAGCGAAGAAATACCGTCTTTTGAGGTGTTTGATAAGATACATTTATCTATTAGGCATCCTAAAAAAAGAAACCTAACTATATTAATTCTTAATCCTACTGATAGGGATTTTTGGTTATGGGAGCAATACTTTAAGCCTAAAGACGTTCCAGACTTCTTTAACGGCATCATTGACAACGTGATGTATATTCACACTAATTACTTAGATGTACCCCGTGAAGTTATCCCTGATAACATATACGAAAACTACCAGCGTAGAAGATTAAGCGATCCGCAATATTATCACGAAGTAATATTAGGCGGCTGGATTACAAATGTAGAGGGCGCACTATTTACACGCTCTAGTCTTAACTACTTTAAACTAGATGATCTAAAGACTGAAAATAGAAACACTACCATAGCTTTCGTAGATGTAGCAGATCAAGGCTTAGACAGTCTTTGTATGGCTGTAGGAATGCTTATAGGCGATATGATATACATCATTGACGTAGTGCATAGCAAAGAAGTAAGTAACTTTACCATTCCTTTAGTCGCTGCAATGATCAACGACTTAAAAGTTGATAGGTGCGTAGTGGAGTCAAACGCAATGGGTTATATTTACGGCACTAATCTCCAGGAGCGGGTAACTATTGACCTGGACATCATACCGACGAAAGGAAACAAACACCACCGCATAGTCGGTAACAGCGGTTATCTAAAGAAGTACTTTGTATTTAGAGACGACTACGAGGCTGGTACTCCTTACGATAGCTATATGCGTGAGATATTCGCCTATACTAAAGACGGTAAATCTAAGCATGACGACGCACCAGACGCTACTACTGGACTAGCATTATTTAAGCGGGAGTTATTCGATTCATAAAAATAAATTAATATTTTATACCAATCATAGTTGGTAATCTATAAAAGGGTTGTATATTTGTCATGAACATTAAAACAAACATGATGACAAATTCAAACAAACAATATAACTATTTAATCAAAGGTAACAGAGTAGAGATTAAAAAAGTTTATAGAAACAGAACCCAATTTGAATATTTCCTAACAATATTTATGGGAGATAGCGACTACGAGTCTATAATGAATTATAAGGAATGTTTCTTGACAAAAAAAAGCGCACTAAGCCACGCAAAATACAAGATAGTTAACGCACCTCAGCCACGAATTGAAAAGGTAATATTTTAAAACATGACAATTAAACAAGTACGCAAAGAGCTAGGACTAAGCAACGAGAAGATAAGCAAGATGTTTAACTACTCAACTAAAGAGAGTTATCAAAACAGTTCTAAACGTCCAGTAATCGACGCAGCAATCATTGAAATTTACACATTAACTAAAAATAAAACAAAATGAAAACTTTAAAAACAACATTATTATTATTAATCATCGCATTAACTGCCAACGCCCAAAGTGATATAGCGGTAAGTCTCAATCAAGATGCCAGGCTTGCTATCTTCGGAGACGGCAACGGCAATGATCCCTTCACACATAACACTATCTTAAGGGTGGACTTGCAAGACAACCAAAGAGATTTGGGCTATTATATTGTGGGAGTTGAATACGAATACGCCGACCTTAACGGAAGCTCTTACAATCGATATTCTTTGAATGTAGGATATACCTTTAATCAATTTAATATCTTTTGGACTGATAAACTTGAGGCTACTGCTTTACTCAATTATGGAATGACAGTAAGAGAATTAGCTCAGGTTAATAAAAAGGTAGACGCAGCATTTATAGGATTTGCATCTTCATTCACTTTAGCTTACCCGATAGGAGCTAATTTTAAAGTGCAGTTGATCGGACAACTATCTCACAGGATAGATAAAAACACTTTGTACAGAGAGGATGCAAATTATACGTTTGATTCTTTACAGGTAGACTTCAGCGGGTTTGTTGGAATCCAATATCAAATTCCTATGAAGCCCATAAGACCTTAATTTATAATCATTCTAAATTAAATAAGTATTATATTTACACAACTTAAAAAACAATATTATGAAAATAGAAGTAACAGAAGAAAAGATTAAGAGCTACCACAAAGACGCTTGTGAATCATTAAAGACTAGGATAGAAAAAGACTTTCCTGCTTTGTTTGAGGTAAAGCTAGAGGTTGGTAAGTGGTATAAGTATAAAAACAACTACGATGATTGCTTAATGGTTTGGAATGGATCAAAAAATACTTACGGTTTTTACAACGGTGTATATTCTGAAACATTATTTTTTATCGATACATTCGATAAAATGCCAGCAACCGACGAAGAAGTATCAACAGCTCTTATAGCAGAAGCGAACAGACGAGGGTTTAAAAAAGGGGTTAATTTTAAGCACAACAAAATAAGCTATCCGATTATATTAAATATCATATGTAAAATAACCTCCAATAATTTTGAGTTTAAAGATGGTCGTATGCTTTGCGATGGTTGGGATATATTTAATAACGGCTTATGGGCTGAGATAGAAAAACCAAATCCCCTTTATGAATGGCAGTATGTTTATTATGATAGTAGATACAAAGGATACGCTGTATCACATTGGTTTTATAAAAGTAAAAAAGATTTTTTAAAAGCGATGCCTAATCTAAAGCCTTTACACAAAGTAAAAGAGTCTAAGAGAATCAGAGAATCAGAGAATAATTTTAACCCTTACTTTAATCGGTAAGGGTTTTTTATGTATATTTACGATATGATAAATAAAGAAGATTTAAATATAAGCCGTTTAAATATCAATAAAGAATGGCTTGATTTAATAGGTGAAGTAACCTATATGTGCGTGGTAAATGAAGAAATGAGGTACGCTTACCGCTCTACAGAAAACGGACTAACAGAAAAATATGCCGCAATTTTTACATATTGCCCTCACGTTACAGAAGAAGAGTTTATAGACATGGCAAAGGAAGTATATATTAACGAATACAAGCCAAATAAGTTAATCAAATTAAGAAAAAATGAAAAAATTAAAGATTAGCAGTTATTTAATTATTAAGCTATACGCTGAATTAAATAAAAATAGCCCGTTAAAAAAGACTTTAAAAAAAGACTATCCTAAGGTTTTTGGTGTCCAATGTGATAAACTATCATTTGAAGATTGGGCTGACCTTAATAGGTATAAGCCTAAAATTTACAAAGACGAAGATAATAACGACGTTGTTTACAGCAAAGTTCAATATAGTTACAATAAATATTTAAAAGAATGACAATAAACACACCCACAGAATTAAGCGAGATTACGTTAATCCAGTTCATGACATACAACCAGTATCTGAACGCTAACAAAGAGATTACCCAAGAGAAAGCAGATAAGAAGATGGTAAGCGTTTTTTGTAAGTTGAGCCTTAAAGAAGTCGATCAGATACCTATTAAGGATTATAAAGAGATCGTTAACATTCTTACAGCAACCTTAAACGAGAACGCAGGGGATTTGATCCTACAACATAAGGGATTGGGGTTTATTCCTAACTTAGACGACATAAGCGTTTCAGAGTATGGAGACTTAGAGTTGTTTTATACAGAAGATGAAAGTAGAATAGATGAGTTTATGAGCGTTCTTTACCGACCGATCAAACAAAAGCTAGGTAAGTCCTACACTATAAATAAATACGATGGAGAGCCGAAACATATAGACGATATACATCAGTTACCTATGAACGTTGTACGTTCGGCAGTAGGTTTTTTTTTGGATTTAAGAGACGTATTACTGAGCTGTACCCTGAAGTATTCCAAGCAAACGGAACAGAAGACGCAACAAACATAAAAAATAACTTTGGCAAGCGTTGGGGATGGTATCACCACATAAGAGTATTAATGGCATCCTTTAACTTTACCATGCAGCAAGCGGAAGAAATGCGAGTACATGAAGCATTCTTAGATATGTCCTACCATAACGACTTACACCAAGTAAGCAAACAAAAACAATAAACATGAGTATATTTAAAATAGGAGAATCAGTAATTTACGAAGGTAAAGAAACAGAAGTAGAAAGCATTACAGAAGATAATAATTATGTAATACCGAATCCTGAATGGGATTATTATTTAGAATACGAATGTGTAATAGAAGATATTTATTATGGCGTTCCATATTGGATAGTAGTTAAGGAATCGGAACTTAAACAAAAACAGTAGGTATATCGTTATAACTATATGAACGCATACACTCAACTCCTTAACTATCTTCTATTAATTCTATCAGCAGACATAGATATAAACACAGTTACCGAGGGCGAGGAGTTAGACAGGATAGATATAGCGAATAAAAATATTTATCCTTTGGCTCACATAGACGCTGACGATGGAACGTTTACAGAAAACAATTTCCAATTTAATGTATCTCTACAAGTTGTCGATCAGATTGACTTCAACAAGATCATAAGCACCGACAAATTCACAACTAACGACAACAGACAAGATGTATATAACACTTCTTTACAGTCGCTTAGACGCGCTTATAATGAGTTAGCACGTAATGCAGTTATAAGTGTCTCAGGAAATAGTACTTTTAATAAGGTAAGGAATCAAAAAAACGGCTTAGTAGGTTATCAACTAGATATGCTTATAGAAGTGCCTAACGATATCATGAGTATATGTCCGTAGAGAAAGCCTTAGATACATTTGGTAAAAGGGTACAGCAACAGTCAAGATCTAATTTAACACGCCTTAAAAAGAACGTAAGCGGTGACTTATACAAGGGTACTAAATACGATTTAACCGTTAGTGCTAACTCCTTTAGCCTATCGTTTCCAATGACTCCTTACTGGAACTTTCAAGATGCAGGAGTAAGTGGTACGGAGCGTAAATTTAATACGCCATTTTCTTACAAGACAAAGAGGCCGCCAGCACATATATTTGAATCTTGGGCAAAGCGTAAAGGAATAAAACCACGTGGAGCGAACGGACAATTTACTACCTATAAATCATTTGGTTTTGCCGTTGCTAATTCTGTTTTTAAGAAGGGATTGAAACCTACTAAGTTTTTTACTACTCCTTTTGAGAATGAATTTAACAAATTGCCAGATGAGATCGTTAAGGCTTACTCTTTAGAACTTGACGATCTATTAATATTTAGCACTACTTAAACAAAAACAGTATAAATGTCGTTATAAATGTATGGCTACATTTTCAGAAATAGATATTACTTTCACAGACTTTTTTGTAACAGACTCAAACCTTGACGCTTTTAATATAGTTGTTTTAAACGTAAGCACCGACATACCTTTTAAACTAGAAGAGAGTGTAG